TAAAGCTAATTGTTCTGATTCTGAATAACCTTTTGCTATATTAATAATTTTATCATTTATTTCAACTTGAGTTTTTACACCTGATTTTCTTATTGTTTCTAAACTAATTCCAAATTGTTTTTCAAGTACTTTAGCTTGTGCTTCTAAAATTTCTCTTTCTTGAGCAAGGATAGCTTCTTTTCCCTCTTTATTTAAAAAAGTACCACTTTTAGTAACATCACTTTTTGCTAATTTTTCTATTTGAGCTAAACTTGATTTAGGAAGATTTCCTCCAAATGTTTCAAAAACAAATTTATCAGCTTCGTCACTAGTCATTCCTGCTCTGTCTATTAAAGCTTCTTTATACATTTGTACTTGAGTAACTTTTTCTTCATTACTTAAACCTGCTTTAAAATTATCTACAAAATCATTTCTTATTTTTGAAGGTACAACTCCTATTTCACCTGTAAGAGCTGATCCCATACTATTTTTTGCAAAAAGAGTTTTAAGTTGTCTACCTGCTGCATTAAAAATTGGAATAGCTATTTTAGTTGCTGCTCCTGTAATTGCTGCTCTTTTTGAAGCTTGAATTATTATATCGTCCATTGATAAATCTAAATTTACTCCTAAAGATTGACCATATAAAAGTTTTGCCATCTCAGCTACACCTCCTCCTAAAGCTGAACTCATTGCTACAGCATTAGGACCTCCTTCAGTAGCTAAAATACCCATTGTTATTTCTGAAGCCATTACTAATATTTCACCAGTAAAACCTGATACATCTTTACCTTCAAAACCAGGTTTATTAAATAATTTATATTTATCATCTCCACCTAGTTCTTTTGGGATTTTATATATTAATCTTCTTTTACCATCTGCAAATTCATAATTTTGAGTATGAACTTTAATTCCACTATAATTTAAACTATTATATATTTCTTTATACTTATCTGGAAGAGTTGCAACGATAGCATCATGAGCCTGAGTTGCAATAGTCTTATCGTCATAAAGAGCAAAACTCATTACACTTCTAGTTTTACTATCAACTCCATCTAATTCAGGATTAATTCCCGCTAATTTATAAAATAGTTTATCATTAATATTTGCGTTACCTGCTTTAAGTTCTGTTATTGTTTCACTTACATTTTTTAAATTAAGTTTTGAAGCAAGATCAGGTCTATCTTCGTCTATTAAAGCTTGTCTTACTTCTGATAATCCTTCACTAACTAAATTAAAATCTCTTCCATCATTTTCAAATGATTTTTTATCATTAGCTTTAGATGTTTCAATTTCTTTGATCACCGATCCTATGACATCAGTGCTATAATTACTTTTAATTATTTTTTTAGTTTGATCTAGAGTAACGTAAGGACCTATATCTTTTGAAAATGTAGAATATAATTCTATCGCACTTTCCATATCTTTTGTAATGTCAATTTTAGTTCTTTGTTTATCTATTTGAAATTCATCATCTGGACCAACAATTTGATCATTTGGATCTGCAACTTCTTCTTTCGGTAATTTTATCTCTGCTTCTGCGTTTACAGTATCTAAAGAGTTATCTGTATTTTCTTCTACAATTTCATTAGCTACATTACTTGCTACGGTTGTCTCTGTATTTAAAGCTTCATTCTCTGCTTCAACATTAGGCTCAACATTTTCTACAACTTCTTTAGGCATTACTACAGCATCTTCTTCTGTAGATGTTCCTACGTTTCTATTTATATCAAGTACGGGTATTTGTTTTTCTTCTTCAGTAATTACTTCTAAATTTTCACTACTCATGATTAGTTAGTTTTTTTATTATTTTCTAAATCTTGAATCTTCTTATCTAAACCGGGATATTTTTCTTGCCAACTATCTCCATCTAAAGGTTCTCCAGTTCCTGTTGTTGTAATATTTTTATCTTTATCAATTGGTATTTGTGAATTATAAAATCTACTATATTCAGTTTTTCCACCCATATCTAAAGAAGCTTTAGCAGAAGCTAGAGCAAAAGGAGAGAAGTCTGTAACATCTCCAGTATATTTTTCATAATCTGATTCAAAGCCTAGTATTTTAGCTTCTTCATAAATTTGATCAGGAGAATAAGATGATTCTTTTAATATTTTATTTCTTATTTTAAGTGCGCCTTCAGTATTAAATTCAGTATTAAAATCTCTATCACTTCCTTTTTTATAACCTCTATCTCTTTTAAATAATCTAGAATAAGCTAATTTTTCAGATTCAATTAAAGATACAGCATCGGTAAAAACTATATTATTAAGAAAACTACTAGCAGCATCTGTTGTTTGCGTTTGACCTGATCTTACAATAGCAACGTCTGTATCTGATACAGGAGTAAGTTTAGTATTAGCTAAAGTATCTAAAGTAGCAACAACAGCTAACTTATTAAAACTATTAATAAAATTAGCATTTCCTTCCATTGTTGTAAAAAATTTACTATCTCGTCTCATTGATAAAGGTAAAAGATCATTAATTGCTTGAATTGCTCCAGGGAATTTACTTCTTAAAGCACCAACAGGTAAAGATTTATTTTTAGGATCAGCAACCCAAGCTTTAATTAAATTTTTTTGAGATCCAAAAACTTGATTTAATTTAGTAGCACTTGCTATATCTTCCATTTGTTTATCTAAACCTTTATAAGCATCTAGTTCCATTGCACCTGGTTTATCTAATTCATTTGTAAGTTTTAACATATCTATTTGATTTTTTAATGAAGAAGCACCTGCTTTAGATTTAGCAGTAGCAGCAGCTAGTTCTTCTGCTTTTACTTTTTTTACACCTCCACCTAAAGAACTTGTAACTATACCAAAAGGAGATTGTGCTCTACCTGAAGAAATAGGAGTGATCCGTGATGCTTTGTCAATCATATCAGTGCCTGCATAAAAAAGAGCACGTTTATTAGGATCCTCTAATACTTTTCCTATATTACTTTCTAACTTAGTAGATATACTACTGAATGCACTTCCTATTGAATTTATTAAACTTTTCTTTTCTTTCTTTTCTGGTTCTTCAATTTCTTTTTTTTTAAAAGCTTCCGTTAAAACCATACTTTCTAATTCATCATTATTAGGTAAAGCTTCTTTTGCATCAGTCATTTTTTCAAATTCTGCTGCTAAAGCTTGATCATCATTAATGATATCTACTGAGATTTTATTTTCTTCATCACCTTTTTTAGGAAAACTGGAATCAAGTGCTGCCATTAAACCTCCTTAAATTGTACATCAAGTTTATTGTAATCTACCATTAGATAGCCATCATCATTAACAGATGATACATGAGGAACTTGATGAGCCATTACGCCTTGATATTTTTTATCATTGCCTTTATATTTAAATGTGTAAATATTAATTCCTGATGGAGATTTACCAACTAAATTAATATCTTCTTTTAATCTCATATCAGATAAAGCCATTCCTGTTGTTACAGCTCCAGCTATTTGACCAAAAGGACTTGCACCTTGTACTGGCACTGAAGTATATCCAGTTCTTTCTTCTCCATAACTTCTTATAGGAGCACCTGATAATGCACCAATCATTTGTTTAATTTGTCCAGCTCCATATTCTCTTTCTTCTATAAAGTCACGATATCCTTCAGCAAGTCCAGCTTGTTCTATACCACGAGCTTGAGCTCCAAATCCAGCAAGTCCTGCTGAAGTTTGTCCTAAAGCATTTATTTGACTTTGTGCTGCACCTAGTTGTGCACCGAGTCCTGACATTTGAGATGATCTATCATTCATAAATCTATTTGCACCTGATTCAAAACCAGCTTGTCTTAATCTTGCTGATGTATCTCCTGCACTTTCTATAAATCTTTCTGCTCCTAAAACATTTTCTATACCTTGTCTTGATCCACCAAAAGCTCCTGCACCAATTGCAGATGCATTCATTGACTTTTGAGTTTGACCATAAGCTTCTCTTAAATCTCCTAAAGCTCCTGAGATAACTTGATTCTCATAAGGATTAGCATAAGCTTGAGCTGTAGCAGCATCATATGTTTGAGCACCTGCTGTAGCAATGTCTTGACCAATACCCGCAAGTTGTCCTGCTTGTGGAAGAATTTGATTTTGATATATATTACCAGCTTGTATTTCCATAGGATCGAGTTGAGCTACACGTTGACCTTGAAAACCAACATATGGTTTACTAAATTCAGTTTCACCTTTTCTTAAAGTTCTTTCTTGAATTTCTTTAAAGTAAGCAGGGATGTCATAGCTAGTCGATGACTGCGATGGTGCCTGAACTGTTGTAACACTTGGTTTAAAAATACTACCCATTGACTATATAAGTTCCTCCAATAACTTTAAATCCTAATTTAATAAAAGCTTTGTCTTTTCTTTCAACGTCTTTACCTTGAAAGATTTCGCATATCGCAGTTACTTTATTTGCTAGTGCGTATTCTTTGAAAACTATCATTATAGAACGAAAGATCCTAAAGTTTCTATGTTTAGGATTCACGTGTAACCATAAAGTTCTCATGAACTTTTTGTCACTATACCATGTTTCATCAACTGTTGCAGCTAATGTTCCTATAATAATATTTTCATATTCTACTACTATAACAAAACTATTCTTAATGTAAAATACTATATTCTCTAAAGCTTTAGTATTATTAGTGTTTCCAAAGTTAAATGGAGCCTCTGTAAGCCACGTTTTCAATAGCTCTCTTATTCGAACAGCATCAGATATTCGGGCTGGTCTTATAGTATATTTATCTTTTTCCATCTTGTTTTATGTTTATTCTTAGTGTACCAAATCTCCAGTTATCTCCGATATTATTATTTTCTATCTTAATATTAGATTGTCTACCACGAATACGAGTATTAACGAACCTAGTTGTGTTATTTACTGTCAAAGTTTCTCCTACAGTTGCTGTATCATTAGGATAGTCTTTAACATTTAATGTTATTACAGTATTTCCAGTTTGATTTTGAAAGTCTGGTATAACTTTATTAATAAAACTAAATGTTTCACCATCAGCAATGTCTCCATCACCTGATTGAATATAAGCTGGTAAAGCAGCACCATCAGCATCTACTCCTAATTCTTGAGCATAGATTATACTTCTTCCTTGAGTTACTCCATTAATAGTAGTTATACTACTTACATTAGAGTTAGGAAAGTATTCTGTAGCTAAAGGATTTAATTCAACTCCATTATCTTGATAAGTACTTCTACTCATATTTCCAAAATACCAAGAGTTTTCTAGATAATTATAAATAACATAACGATCACATTGAGTAGCGGCACTTGAACAGTAGTACCATATTACTTCAGAGAAGTTAGAATTTTGTGCAGCATAAACTTGAGGATATTGAGATTTATTAATATTTTCAAATACATGATTTAATATAGGACAAGGTATCTCTTGAACTGATCCAGCATATCTAAAGAATTGTCCATCTGACATCCAATAAGCTACATCATCTACTACTATTGCAGAGTTAAGACCAACAGCTCCACAGTCATTACCTAATTGTCTAAAACCAAATATAAAAGGAGGACCTATAAAAGCCATTGATTGCATTGTAGTATCTGTCCATATTAACATAGTTCCTTTAGCAGGTCTTGCACATCTAATTTCACTTCCTCCAGCTATTCTTTGTGATCCTGCAGAGTTAGTTACATTAGGTGTCCAGAAATTATAATTTTCTTGATCAGACCAACGAATAAACATTTTATCTTGGCTAGCTGTATTTCCAATAGCCGTTTCTGTTCCCATACATACTACGTGTCTAGTTTCTGTAGATATTATTGATAGTGTAGAATTAGTAGGAGCATTAGCAATAGCTGTAGCTCTGTTACCACTCATTCCTAAAGAAGTATCCCATTCATAAGTTGAGCCATCTTTTTGTGTTAATATTAAATCTTCTCCCCAATTATTAATAGACCATAACCGTGCATCAAGAATTACATTAGAGGACGTTCTAGGTGTTCCCCATGTACTATTTCCCCATGTTCCTGATCCCCAACCATATCCAAAAGTTTGAATACTAGGTCCAGTACTTATTTGATAATCAACAGTACAATTAGCTGAAGGCCCTGCATTTGAAGTAGCTGTAGCACTACTTTGAATAGTGTAAGCATCATTATTTGCTATATTTAAAATTTCATATTCAGCATCAAGAACAGTCGATGTAATTCCACCAACGTCAGTAGTTACTCCACTTAAAGTTACAAAATCACCAGCAGTAGCTCCATGTCCTGTATCTGAAATAGTTAAAGTTGAACTTGTATTTGTAGTAGTAATAGCATTAACAAGAGAATCCGTTGCTCTTATAGGAGTAATATCTTGACTATTTCCTGCTGTATAAACATATACTTTACGATCAGTTCCTAAAGCTTCGAAACGTGTTCCACTTAATGCAAACCATTGTTCTAAAGCTCTTCCTACTCCAACATAATAAGATGGACTAAATTTAGTCCAACCACCTATCTTTTGAGGAAGTCCTTTACGAAATCTTATTTTATCACCATCTACCCATTTACCTTCTGCTCCTGTAGGAGTGTTTTCAGTATCTAATCCAGGTTGAAAATTTAATTGAGTTAAAGGCATAATTTTAAATTTATACTATTTTTTTTTATTATTATATATCAATTAAAAGCAAGAAGTAAGCTTATTTTATAGCTTTTTCCAAGTAGACGGTGAAGGTAAGTTATGCTCAGATTTAACACCTGCTTTCATAGTAAGTAGTATATCTCCTGATATCGAAAGCCTTGGTGTATCTTTATTATTTTTACCTGTCTCGTGAAACATCATCGAAGGAAAGATAACTACATTACCAGTCTCAGCAGGATACTCTGCTTTACCATAATTAGAATTATCCCATTCTGTAAAATAAGGATCTCTCTTAGGTATATTTAAACCTACCTTATGAGCATCATCATCTAGCAAAAAAAGATTACCTTGTTCGTGTGCTTTAGGGTAATAGACAAAACTAAAATGACTACTCATATGTCTATGGTAAGATATAAATTGTTCTTTGGTAGATAAGGTAGCCCAAGACTTTGTAATATAAACTTCAAATAAATCTAAGTTATATTTTTGTGCGGATAAGCAACCTTCTATTACTTTTGATAACTCAGTATATAATTCTTTAAATCTTTTATCTTTATGTAAATTATCATCAATAGATTGTAGTTCTTTTGGTTTTACATCCGTGGTCCGTGAGTACTGAGAATTGGTTGGGGTAATATCGTTTAATATTATAGGAACTATTGTCTTGTTTATTTCTTCAAAGTTTTCTAACTTAGTTATGT